CTTGAGAGATAGCACGACCACGGATAAAACCCTCACCGTGTCCATGCTTAAAACCTACAGAATAACCAATGACCATAAACATAAAGCCTATGCCACAAGCTGCCAACGCGATCAATATATCTAAACTGTTCATACTTAGCCCTTTGTTAAGGCCGATTAAGCTACTAACCGAGTAGCCCTCTCAGCGTTTGTAGTATCAGTATGAGGGCTTTTTGTCAGAAATCAAAGTGTATTTGTGTTTGGCGTGTCGGCCTTAGGGTGCTCTTTAGGTTTAGACTTAAGGCCATTACCAGCTAATACGCCGCCAAGCGCACCGGTTAAAAATATGGCCAAGGTTTGTAATAGTTGTATAAAGTCTCGGTCGTTAGGCGCTTGAGCACCTACCGGCTGCGTAACAAAGACGAGCGCATATACGGCACCTGCGGTAATTACAAAAAAGGTAAGAGCGAGTACCGCGCCAATTAAAAATATGAGGCGAGCATGGATATCCTCAGGTGATAACTTTTTAGTGTCCCTACTCATTTTGCTTAATAAGATCCTTACTACAGACTCCGGTAGCCTCGCATTGTGGCGGAGTGCACTCAGGGGTCTCCCAGTTTTCGTATTCTTGGCACTCATATCTTACCCACCCATCGTAACCGCACCCCGATAGGAGGATAGTCCCCACTATCGCCCCTATCAGGGCCCGGATCATTTAGAGCCTAGGCCGTATTGCTTCTCGCTTGGTTGTACCGCTTTAAGTAGCGGACCTACGAGGCCAGCGATAAAGGCATTAGCTAATACTTTTGGATCAGTAATACCGGACATATACAAAGCTGCTACAGATGCAAGCGCTGCTCGTGCATATGATTTAGCTGCTGCTTCTAATTGTTTTTTATTCATTTTTTAATCCTAACTTTTCTATTAGTTGTTTAGCCTTAGTAGCCGATACCTCTACCTCGAAGTGCATATCGTCCGGACGGCTCTTAAAGTCTCCGCCCCACTTGAGGCCGTACTTTTTAGCAAGGGCTCTAATCATTGGTATTTTTTCAGCCGGGAAAGTGTCGTACTTTCCTAACGGATGCTTAGTAGCGTTGAGATCGATGGCGGTCCCGGATGAGTGACACGATAATTTTGTAGGGTTGCCTCGTACCATGCGGTAGGCGTATGCCCAATCGTCAAACGTGCCCTCATCGATCGGCTCGATTAGCTCGTGAAATTCAGCCGCGAAAGCTGCGAGTAGTGGCCCCACGCTCTCAGCACATCGCAGCTTACGATCCGTACCCTTTACGGGGTAGGACTTTATTTTTATCTCGGCCGGATCTTTAGAGGCCGGGTAGCCGTTATAGCTTGTTTCCATTTAGTGCCGCTTGCTGCGCATCATAGGTTGATTTAAGCATCGAGGTAAACTCGCCATTACCTTTATCAATAATCACGTGCTCGATGCCTTTTTCATCTATTATGAAAGTAACGTTATCCATTTTATAGCTCCGCACTTAATCCGATAAATGCAGAGGCATTGTTATCAGCGTTTAACTGACAATAACTACCGGCTGCATAAGAGGAATTACTGTTAGTAGTCGAAATTAAAGTTATGTTAGTTGTCTTGTCTTGTAACGTCACGGCACTTACTGAAAATACCGGCGATCCAAAACGACCTACGGCAAGACCTGAAAAATCTGCCGAGGTCGCAACACTACGCATAGTTACCGGATGATTAATCATCATATAACTTAGAGTACCGCTACCGGCGTTACCTGCGCCAAAAGCGCTATAGGTATTAGCTGCGTTCATACGGAAATAATAACGCTGACAAGCTGCTAACTCTGCCTCGTAGGTAGATGTATTAGGACTATAAGCACTTGCAGATCCTGCAATCTCAAGCTGCACTCCAGTTACCTCAAAATAATCGTTAGCTCCTGCCGTACCTGTAGGGCTATAACGATAAGTAACCGCCGCCTCAGTAACATTAGTAGCTATAGTTGCGGTTGCGGTAAATCTTTGCCACGTAGTTGTCAAAGTTGCGGTTTCGTTTATGGCATTTACCAAACCTGTATAGCCGACCGTAAGAGCATTTTGGTCGGTGCCTGTACCTGTAGATAATCTGTATACCAAGGCATTACTTGTAGGAGAATAATTAGCACCTGCGCGAGCATAAAAAGATAGAGTTACTGTTTTACCAGCGAGCGGAATTGAGTTTACTGTTTCCATACTCGTTACTAATTGCTGTACACCTGTACCCGTTTGACCTGAGTTTCTCTGAAATCTTATGCAGTATTGTATATTTGGTAAATTAGTCGTATCACCTGTTAATTGTCTAGAAAATGTAGAAGCTTGGTTAGGGTTTGTATCGCACATCCATCTATCGGCATAATAGCCAGATGTATTAGCAGCGGCGGAAAATGATGTACCGCGTTGCCATACGTTAAAACCGGAGTTTAATATAAAGTTTTTACCAGCTACGTTAGCCGATCCTGCGCTTGCAGTTGCCCACGCAAGGCCCGTAGCTGCCGTTGAGTCCGCCGTTAATACTTGGCCGTTTGTACCGACCGCTAAGCGAGCCGGTGTATCGTTTGCCGTAGCTGCGATTAAATCGCCCTTAGCATCGACGATGCTATTTTGGATTGCGTTAGCATCATCGGACGTTACCCACGTAAAGTCCATGTCCGTACCGGATGTCTTGCTTAGTACCTGTCCCGTAGTGCCACCCTTAAGGTCTACCAAACTAGCATCGATAGAGTCGCCTAGGGCTTCGATAGCCGTAGCTCCATCTTTTACTAAGTCGGTCGATGTAGGTACCGGCCAATTAAAATTAGGCGTTACTGTTGCCATTATGTCAAACCTCCAAAAGCATTTTCCCATATGAGTGTAGCGTTTACACCCGTCCAAACTAGGTTAGCCGGGCTAACCGTGTCCCATTGTGGTGCCACTAATGAGAAATCTGTAGGGCTTAGCGTGAGCGTTATGTCCACAAATTGAGGCGTAGCCCTAATAGCAAACCCCTCTAAAAAGCCATTAAAGGACCCGTTAAACATATTGATCGGTAGATCGTTAATAACAATAGGCTCGCCAAAAAATACATTGATGAGCTTATTACGCTCTGCATCGGGTAGGTCGCCGCTATCTAATCTAAAGGTAATAGCCTGTAGCTGCTCCCGAGGGATAGCGCGTAGGCCTAGCTCGCGATCCATTACATCCTCAACATCACTAAGGTTATGCAGGTTGCTATTTACGGCTCGCTGATAACGGCCATAGTTAGCGATGGAGTTGGCATCGAGGGCCGTAGCTTGATTATTGTAATTATTGCCATAATTAAATACAAGGGAGTTACGGATCTTGCCTATTTGTAAGATTGATTTAACGCTAGATGGAGTAGCGTAATTAGCCGATAAAGTTGTATAGCCGTTAGCCGATAGGTAAGTCGTACGATGGTCGGCATCGGCATAACATACGCGCCCGGCTTTATCCTCGTAAATTTGTCCTAATGCGCTTTGTGCAATTTGAGCGCATAAGTTATAACTGTTAGCCGGATCGGCCCCTCGGGCTATCATCTCGTATAGACCAGGCTGATCGATCTCGCCGAGGCCTACGTTTTCTGCATTGGCCCACGTAGTCGTAGGATCGTATGCGACCCACTCTAAAGCCGGTGCTACCTCAAACCATGAGTTAATAAGTAGCTCATTAAGTATGTCGTATATCTGAGTGCCGTCCTCGGTTTTAGGCAAGGCATCCGGGAAAAGAGCTTTAGTTAATTTTGCTAAAGATCCTACGGCCAAGATGCTACCGATAGTTATAAAGCCGACCTCCTCCGGAGATCGTACGGAAATACCAAAATCTGACACCGTACCGCCAAACACGGGCACATAAGTACCGGAGCTATTTTTTAGCTCTAAAGTCAAGCTATCGGTTACGTCAATATCAAACGCCGTATTATTTACGTTTACGATTTCCATACGGGCATAGCCGGCGTTGCATTGTAGATCGATGTCATCTCGACCCGTTGCCATAGTCACGCTTAGCACGTTTGTATAAACGGTCGTACCTACGATTATTTTCCACTCAGGGAGCCACGTACTCATGCGATCGTGTAATCTCCGGAGCCTCTATTTACTGAGGTCCCTCGGTAAGTGGATTGATTAAGTACATCCTCAACGGCCCGAGCAATAGCCTCAGGGTCTCCTAAGCCTGCCTCGATTTTGATGTTATACGTTGCAGGGTATCCGCTGCCGTAATTCATATACGGGCTATATCCACCTAAATTGGTTTGCTGATCCTCAGTAAGTGTCGGAAATAAATCAAAAATCGTTACATCTTTCTTTAGATTTTTAGTAGCGTCGGCCATTTTATCGACCGTATCGATAACGGTAGTAGCCGGGATAAGTGAGCCCACACCGCTAGAGGTAAGTCCTCCGGTGTTACCGCCTGTCCCAATCTTGCCGAGTAGTGCTATGTAATCTTGTAGTGCCTTAAGCCGAGCCTCGTCGGCTTTCTTTTGTGCCGCTGCTACGCGGTCGATCATATTTAGCTCCTCAGACTCGCGGAGCTTTGTAAGTGTTAAACCTGCATTAGTCGTTTTGCTCAAAGAGGCGAGCTTAGCGATTTCGGTTAGTTGTATCTGTACGCGCTCGCTATAACTTTCTTTAGCTGCTAAGTCACCGGCTGCCGTAATAGCTGCGTTATATTTACCAAAAGCGATATCGCGTAAACGTTCCTTTTCGCTTTCTGCCATTTTGCTATCGTTAATAACTTTAAGCTCTGTAAGTAGTTGAGTGTTAAGAGCTGAGAGAGTTGCCTCGCTGACCTGAGTGATACCGGATAGTTTGGCCATGTCTGCGTTTTTTTGCAGGGCTGCTAACTCACCGATCTTACGGAGAGCAAGATCGCCGTTATCCTCCTCGATGGCCTGCAAAGCCTCGAGGCGTAGTTTTGTTTCTTTGTCATATGTAGCCTTAAGAGCCGCAGCGATAGAGATACGGTTAGTATCAAATACGGCTGCTGCCTTTGATAACGAAAGTTTATTTTTTTCTGCTAGTTGTGCTTTTTTCTGTAAAGCGATGAGCTCTTTTTGGCGCTTAAGAGCCTCTTTGTCCATTTTAGTTTTCTCAGTTTGGCTCTGAAAATTCTTGAGATCCGCAGGTAAGCCCTGAGGGAAACCACCTTGGCGGCCTAAAACTATATCTACATTTCGACGTAAAGCACCGATCGAAAACCTACCGAGATAATTCTTAAGAGCTCTACCGGCATCCTCTAAAACACCTGCACCCGGGATACTAGAAAATAAATTACCAAGCTCTTTAGCTAGATATGCCGTGTTAGTAATAAGTCCAGAGATGGAGTCCGCAGCCCCATCGACTTTATCGATCAGCTTATCCATACCGCCGGCGGATGTACCTAGAGAGGTTACAAGAGCTCCGCCGATCTGCTCGCTTGCTTGCTCTGCCGCGATCTTAAGGCGAGCTATCGATCCTGCGTAAGAGTCTGCCGCGTTTTTAGATTGGCCTGCGTATTGTGTTGCGATAAGTTTTTCTATCTCAAGGTATGACTTACTTGCTAACTCTGCCTGAGTTAAACCTAAATTTAATTGGCGTAAACCTTTTAGATTACCTACGTATGCCTGACTTAAAATTTTAGTAGCTGAGACTAGATCCATACCCGTACCGGCACTTACATCGAGTGCGGTGTTAAGCATCGATTGAGCGATAGTGGTAGATCTAGTTACCTGAGCTAGTTGGATAAATGAGGGCTGCAATACGTCGCGATTTACACCGGTGGCCTTTTCTACGGCATCGATATAACCCTCTGCCTCGGCGGTAGCAAAATTAAAACCTAAATTACGTAAAGCGGTATCGAGGCGCTTAGCCTCTGCGATCTGCTCGCCATAAGCTGCTACGGCTTTTTTAGAATAACCCAAAAGAGCCGCAGCGCTAAAAGTAACGCCAAGGGTACGACCTAAACCTTTTACGGTTTTCTCAAAACCTTTAATCTGACTAGAGCCTTTAGATAAGGCTTTACCGTTCCACTCGGCTACGGCGGATACGATTAAGTTAGGCATCGCCATTATGCGGCCAATGCGTAAGTGGCCATACCGTAACGGCCATTATTAAAGTTATCTACGGTTTTTTCTATAGCTCTATAAACGGCATCTTGAGCCTTGCCTTGATCCTCTTTCCACGCGCGATAGATCATACGGCCGCGCTCGGCTTGCTTATCTCCGTAGAGTGGACCCATACGGCTAATAAAGTGAGCGCCTGCGCCGGGGTTATTCGATCGGCTATTAGGATCACCGCCGGGGTTTTTACGTCCGGCGGTCTCATAAATGGCACCGGCGGCAGATTTATTAGCTACAAAGTAAAGAGCTTGCCATCCGTTGCGGTTTTTCTTACTAGGAGCCTGAGAGTAATAGATACCTTTTTTAACGGTCTCTGCATCATAAAGTGGAAACATACGTAAACGACCCTCAGTATTAAAGGTCCTAAACATCGAGTTACGTGCGGTTATGGTTTTACCTGCGCTGCCCTCTCGCCACATATAAAGATTATCGGGCTGAGGACTTGGCGCGTAGCCTCGTGCCTTGTCCCGGATAGGCAACATAGCCGCACGTAC